CGCGCTTAAGGCGTGAACGCAGAGCACTACCAAGACCCTTCTGAACATAAATGTTCATATCGGGCTCCTTGGCAATGGTACGGTCTACCTTATAGTTCTTTGGAACCACTATCACGTGATTCCCAGGAACAACCCGTACTGGATTGTCTGGGCTACCTCCTCCAAGGAGGACACTCTGTGTCCAGAGCGGCTCTGCTTTAATAACGCAGGAAGCGATAGTCACGTTGCCTGAAGTGCATTCCGGTATACCGGAATATTTATAGGCTGCCAGGGCCTTACGCCTCGGTAGTCTGGTGGTTGCACCAGGTCCGAAACCCATACCCCGATAAACCTCATCCCAATCCAAGCCACGGAGCACCTTCCCTATACGATGGTAAACCTCTTTCCAAAACGGATCGAGGCGCCAACTGATGGGAAAATACTTATTCGTGACTCGGCAGGATTGCTCGGCGCCGTAGAATTTCTTCCACGTCTTCTCTTCCTTTTCCTTAGACGGTTTACCGTCGTCGTACTTAGAGAAGAGCTCTCTCGTTAATAATGAACCTCTCGCAGATTCCAGACTTGTTAGGTCCAGAACCGTTTCACGACCAAGTTCCCCGACAGGCGAAATGCCAGTAAGGGGGGCCATGAGTTCGAGGAACTTCTCATTCGAGAAACCCAGCTTTGCACCTGTTATACGGTTACGCATAACGTTTGATACCTCTTAAGGTAGGAGAAATCTCTAACCTATCTCGAGCTATTAACCCGAAACAGGACTGCCGCAAAGTGAGCATTTACTCACCTTACCTTTGGGTCTGTACAGCGCAATTAAAGCGCTGCCTAAGACTTAATAGTACGGCTCGAGGTTCTCCACGGAAGTCTTCCAACCCGCGATGCCAAGAGAATTGGCAACGTAGGCGAGAAGATCCTTCCGCTCTTGGAGCGTGCTCTCCGGGTGAATGTTCAAGGTAACTTGAGCACTCGAGTTCCGAACAACCTGATCGACACCGTCGATCGTGGCGATCGTGGGCAAGTTATACCCAGACTGCCACTTATAGACGGTACGATTCCCCGAAGGCGCAGCCACTTCTAAAGTAGAAGTGATGAACCCAGCAGGGATAGTGGGACTCCTGTCAGCCCACTTAGCCAACGCGCCGTTTGTCGAAACCGGCGAGAAGGTGTGGGCGGCAGGCGAGGACTGACCATCATTAATGGTCAAGGCAGCTAGTGCGGGCATGTTATATGCTCCAATGGTTGATGTTTAGAAACGTCAAAGGAACGCTCGTGCTCGACGCGCCCGATATGTAATCGGAGGCGACGTGCGCGGATTCGTCCCACGACCAAAGACCTGGGAAAGTAGAGCCAGGCCATTAGCCATGTGACCCAAGGACCGAGGATCTTTTAGCCTCGGGGGCATCGGCATCGGCACTCCGCTGGAAGCGGAGCGCTGAAGAGAAGATACCCGCTTGCTCTCTTTATAAGAGTTCGACACAAAGCCGGCGAAAAGAGGCCCACTCCGTCCCGTTCCGGACCAAGATTGCTTGATCCGTACTGAGGTAGAGGAATAGGCCTGCTCGTAACCAAGCATTGCGTCGAGACTGTCCAGATAGTTGCCGACGGGCAAAGCCCAATCAACAACAAAACTGAACGGTACAAGCTCCCACCCAATCAATAATGGGTTGGAAATTCCAAGGGATGCCAACGATATTAGTGCATCGTTCTCAGGCAGAGCATCAATACGTGTGAACGCACTGACGTCCGACTTAGCACTACCGCGACCCATATCGAACTGATTCCACGTTACCGCGTACTCAGTCTTCAAGGATCGAGTAGCCTTCGCTGTGACTCTCCAGTCACCCTTCG